TGCGAAAGCAGTAAGTGGGAGAGGGAGACCCTCTCAAGTAAGGTGGAATTCCTTACTCTGGTAAATCTAAGAACAAACTTAGATTGAATTGGTGGCCCTTTGCGAAGAGTATTGGGAACTACATCAACTGAGATACATTCTGTATCAGAGTGTAAAGTAGTCCTGCAGTGACTGCGGCTACCTTAAATAAGTAGTCTACCATACATATTCGGAATTTATTAATAATTAAGAAACATAGAGTGGCGAAAGTCACAAAGTGTACCTTAATATATAAATTAATAAATTTCGCTATAATGTGGTTAACTAATTCTGCATTATAACATGTCTTATAAAAATCAAAAACTTATTATTGTTAGAATAATAAAGTTAGTTTTTGGATTTGAATTAAAACATATTATTGATCACTATATTAATACCTTTATATCACTCCGTAAAAAGAGTGGTATAAAATATACCATTGCTTATTATAAAGCTGTAAAGCTTCATATAACAAGGTATATGTGTGGTCAACCTTTGATGGTTAACACTGGTATTAGGATTAAATTAACTAAAGGTTTCCCTTCACGTTTTTTATATTTAAAAGATTTATTGGATCATAATACAAGTATTAGAGTTTTATTAACTCTATTAACTTGGACTAGATCTGTTAAACCTACTAAATTGGAAAATAAAAAGTTAAAAGTTGATTATTCTACTATTACTGCTCCTAATAAGGGTAAAAGAATTATTATTCCTATATCTTTTATTGAAGAGTTTGTTAGAAAGAATGATCTTCAATTGCAACCACCTGTATATTCTAAAGATTCCTTTTACTTATCATCGAAAGCTAGTCCTAATGGACCAGCAACGTATGGAAGTAATTGGGCTCCTAGGATACTTACTGATGACCAATGAAATTACATTAAAAATATCATTAATAAAGAGTTTGCACCAACTTTACAATCTTTTGTAAGTTATGCTAAGTCTTCATTTACTGAATATCTTTATAATGTTAATGACATTCGTTGTCAGTATACAGGGAAGTTGGCTGTAATTAAAGATCCTGAGTTAAAGTTAAGAGTCATTGCTATGATAGATTATCTTAGTCAATGTATTCTTAAACCTATTCATAATGGTTTACTTTCTAATTTAAGAAAATTACCATGTGATAGAACTTATACTCAAGATCCTTTTAACCAATGAAGTGAAAGTTCAATTAATGAACCCTTCTATAGTCTAGATCTATCTGCAGCTACTGATAGATTCCCTGTTGGTTTACAAGCTAAATTTCTTTCTTTGATATTTATTAAAAATACTAAAAAAAGGAAAAATAGCTCCTTTGCCAATAACTGAAATAAACTTTTAACAAAAAGAATTTTCGTTACTGATGAAGGATCTGAATTAAGATATTCAGTTGGACAACCAATGGGGGCTTACAGTAGTTGGGCAGCCTTTACTATTACCCATCATCTTGTAGTTGCTTTTGCCGCTCATAGAGTCGGTTTAAGTGATTTTCACGATTATATAATTCTTGGTGACGATATTGTTATTAAAAATAATAAAGTTGCCAAAGAGTATATAAAAGTGATGACAAGATTAGGGGTTGATATCTCTATGCATAAAACACATGTATCTAAAGATACGTATGAATTTGCAAAAAGATGAATCAAAAATGGTAAGGAAGTCACAGGTATACCTTTGAAAGGGATTCTCTTAAATTTTAAACATCCTAAGTTAGTTTACTTAGAATTATTTAATTATTTTAGGAAATTACCAATTAATTCTATATCTGTCTTAGATTTAGTTTGTAAATTGTACCAAGGTCTTCCATGGAGAAATCGAATTAAATCGTTTTCTTCTATGAAAAGATACTTGTATGATTTTAACCATACTATACGTTATACCTTTGGTTTATGTACATATGATGAACTTCGTTCATTTATAGTCCATAAATTTAAAGATAATAATAGTATAGTTCCTAGTGAACAATATGTCCCTGAATTTCTTCAGGGCTTATTCAGATTAGGAATGGTTAAGGAGGCTTATGATTCTTATAATAGTTTATTAACTACTATGAGTCAACTTCAAAATGTCTATAAAGAGGCATCATTATACACTAACTTCCAGGATAGATGATTATCTATTCCTAAAGAAGTTCAGGATATGATGATGTCCACACCTTTATGGATTGCAATGACCTCAAAAATTGAGCGCATTGAATCCTTGTTATCTAAATATTGAATAAACAATCAATTTGTTATTGATGATGTTTTTCAAGATTTAGATGACTTAAGGTGTGAAGACATTGATTCTTTAACCAAAATGTTCAGGAATAAACCTGCATATATTGATGTGGAATCGAAGTTGTGAACCAGACCCTTCCATTGATTATACAATCAACATCCTTGTAATAAGGATGGTTGTAACTTTATGGGGGGAAGCCTTGACCTCTATTTAAATAATATTACAAATACTCAGGAATGAGAGATATTTATGAAACCTCGTTTCTTAAATTCTTACAAACCTAAGTTTTGATATTACTATAAATTTGAGGATGTTGTTAATCCAAAAATGACTGATAATAAGATTAATTCTGAATCTAATCTATTTATAGATTGCCGTATTAGTGATTGATCTAAAGTCGATCACGAAAGGGCATTATCAATAGCTAGATACATACAATCTGCC